TCCAGATTGGGTTGCAGACCAAGCCGCATACAATATGTTGTTAGGTACAAAACTTTGGTCTGAAAAAACACTCACAACAAGATTAGAAGATGCTTGGGCAGTAAATGCACATGTCACAAATAAACCTGACATGTTAAATATTTTTGGGCCATATTTATTAGAAGAAAGACCTTCAATGAATGAAAAAGGTGCTATTGTAAATTCTGATGGTGATCCTTTTGCTATTGTACATCAGTACGATAGAGTTCCAGAATGGATGGAATATTTCTCTAAAAAATATGGAACAAACATCACAAAGGACACCAATACTGGCAGTTCGCCTAAATACTTCTTGTACAACGCATAAAATTCGTAATTTAATAAATATGGGACTTTGAAATGAGCAAAATTAGCATCGTAACTGCCTTCTATGATATTGGCCGAGGTGACTGGTCAACAAGCACAGAAAAAAATGGCGGGCCACTTCCACATTATCTTCAGCGTTCTGTTGATAAGTATATCGACCACTTCAAACGCATGTGTGAGATTGATACAGAAATTATTGTATACACTTCACCCGATATGGCGCCACGTTTGGCCGCAATTTCTCCTAATGTTAAAGTAGTTGAGTATGACTACTTCAATATTCACAAAGAACTCCGTGATAAGATTGAAGCAATTCAAACATCACCTGAGTTTGTCAAGAAAATTAATCCTTATCAAGTACGTAATCCAGAATACTGGTCGAAAGACTATGTTGGTGTAACTTCACTCAAAGCATTTTATGTTGCAGATGCATTTGAACGTGGTCTAATCACAAATGAATTTGCCGCTTGGGTTGACTTTGGCTATTGCCGTGATGATGAACATATTCCATTATCTAAAAAGTGGGAGTATGATTTTACACCAGGTCTGATGCACTACTTTAATTTCCGTGATCCCGATTTGACACAGAAGAAAATACAGGTATCAATGGCTGTACAAAATAATTTGGTGTTTATCATTGGTGGTGTCTTTGTTGCACAACGTGCAGAATGGGAATCACTTGCCGTTGAAATGAAAGAAGCACTAGAATATCTAATGAGCATTGGACTTGTTGATGATGACCAAGGTCTGTTATTAATGGCATACTTTAGAAACCCTGATGCATTTGAACTCCATAAAATGGATCCGAATGCACCCATTGAAGATGTTCGTGGCATTTTGAGAAAGTTTAACAAATATGAATAAATTAGTTATTTTTGACCTCGATGGAGTTTTAATTGATTCACGTGAACTTCATTATGATGCACTTAATGATGCACTACGCAAAGTTGGTGAAGAATTCGTAATTACACGGGAAGAACACCTGAGTAAGTATGATGGTTTAAACACCACCAAAAAACTGAAGATGTTGACTGAACAAAAAGGTCTTCCCGTTTCAACATACGACCAAGTCTGGCGTGACAAGCAAGAAGCAACTTTTAATCTCGTTCGTGGTTTCTGTAAAGAGTATATGTTACAGACTATCTTCCGTCAGATTAAAGCCCGTGGTTATAAAATTGCTGTTGCATCAAATTCTATCCGTGAGACTGTAAAATTATCTCTACTAAGTATTGGTGTGATGGACGAAGTTGATTATTATGTCAGTAATGAGGACGTGTCTCGTACAAAGCCATATCCAGAAATGTACTGGAAATGTATGACTGCACTCAATGCACTTCCTAAAAATACAATTATTGTTGAAGATAGCCACATTGGACGCCAAGGCGCATTAGACTCAGGAGCACATCTCCTTGCAGTCGAAAATGCAAAAGAAGTTAACTCTGAATATATGATGCAAAGGATTTATGACCTTATGAATACAATTGAAGGTACAAGCAAGAAGTCTCTACCATGGAGAGACAAAAAACTAAATGTTTTGATTCCAATGGCTGGTGCAGGCTCACGTTTCGCACAAGCTGGATACACTTTCCCCAAACCACTGATTGAAGTGCGTGGTAAGCCAATGATTCAAGTTGTGGTTGAAAACTTGAACATGGAAGCAAACTATATCTTCTTGGTTCAAAAAGAACACTACGAAACATATAATCTAAAGTACCTATTGAACTTAATTGCACCAAATTGCAAAATTGTTCAAGTTGATGGTCTAACTGATGGTGCCGCTTGCACTACTCTTCTTGCTAAGGAACACATCAATAATGATGCACCGTTGGTGATGGCTAACTCTGACCAGTTCGTTGAATGGAACTCTAATGAATGCATGTATGCTTTCTCAGCAGATTCTATTGATGGTGGTATACTCACCTTCAAAGCAACACATCCAAAATGGTCTTATGCGAAGCTAGATGAAGATGGTTTTGTTTCCGAAGTTGCGGAGAAGAAAGTTATTTCTGATGAAGCTACAGTTGGTATCTACTACTGGCGTCACGGTTCAGACTATGTTAAATATGCTGAACAAATGATTTCTAAGAACATTCGAACCAACGGCGAATTCTATACTTGTCCCGTATTCAACGAAGCGGTCGGTGATGGTAAAAAAGTTCGTGTAAAAAATATTGAAAAAATGTGGGGTATCGGAACACCTGAAGACCTGAATTATTTCTTAGATAATCATAAGGAATAAAAATGATTTTATTTGATGTAGGCACGCATCACGGGCAAAATTCTTTGAACATAACACATCGTAATCCTGATGTTATTTGTTATGCGTTCGAACCCACACCTGAACTTGCAAGGCTTCTCCGTATTGCCGCTGAAGCAAGGAATATGAAAGAACGTTATCATGTTTACGAACATGCTATTTCAGATTTTGACGGAGAAGCGGATTTTCATATGGTACAAGGTGACACGGGTTCAGCCTCACTAAATGATTTTTCCGATAATTTATCCGAAACATGGCCGGGTCGCACAGACTTTGTTGTACGTGAATCCAAAAAGGTGACCGTATATCGTCTTGATACTTGGTTGACAATCTTTGCACCTGAAATTACACAGATTGACCACCTGCACATTGATGCACAAGGTTCAGACCTAGCCGTACTCAAAGGTCTCGGTGAAAAAATATCGATGGTGCAATCTGGTGTTGTTGAAGTTCCACAGGAGGATAAACTTAGACTATACAAAGGTCAACATACGAAACAAGAAGCACTTGACTTTTTGGAACAAAATGGATTTGTGATTGATAAAGTTACGTCACAAGTAAATGAAGAAAACTTATATTTTGTGAGGAAAACATGAACGTAGCAGTAGTATTAACAGGACACATGCGTTGTTGGGAACAAGTTTATCCCAATTTTAAAGAACATATCGTTGACAGATATAATCCTGATGTTTTCATACACACATGGGGTGATGAAGCATATTGGGACCCACACAGCGAAGCTGGAATTGTTGATGATGCACCAATGATTAACAACGAAGAAATAATCAAAACTTATAATCCTGTGGATTTTATTGTTGAAGATTATGATGATTACAAAGAAGACTTTGCTAAACGTGCCGAGTTTTATAAGAACTTTTATCATGTACCCAAGAACATTGTCTCCATGTTGTACAAACTAGGTTCTGGTATGTTAATGCTTGAAGACCATATGTTTAAAACTGGCAAGCAATATGATTTGGTAATCCGTATGCGTCCAGATTTGACATTCAATGAACCATTGCCAGATTTCAATCCAAATAAATTCTATACACTTGGTTATAGAAACCATATGGGTCAGGGAACATCTGACATGATTCAAGTTGGTAATTTCTTCTCAATGTGTCTATTTTCAAAAGTGTTGCATTTCTTACCACAAGTTTATAATGAAACCGGTCTTTTGTGTCCACATGTTATCTCTGAACAATTCATCCGCAGACTTGGATTGCCATGGGAAGAGTTTATGATTAATAAAACAATCATGCATACACCTCTCGGTGAATACAAACACAAGAGTCTCTATCAATGATTTATATTGCACATCGTGGACTATTCCAAGGTCCAGATAAAGAAAAAGAGAATCATCCAGATCAGATTCGCAAAGCATTGAAGAAGCGATACGATTGTGAAGTCGATGTTTGGTGGAAGTCTGATGGTTGGTGGCTTGGACATGATGAACCACAATATAAAGTTGATGGTTCTTTCATCGGTCAGCAAGGTCTCTGGTTGCATTGTAAAAATCTTGATGCACTTTATGAACTGTCAACTGCACCTTTTAAATACACTTACTTTTGGCATCAAGAAGACGATTTCACTTTAACATCATCACAACATATTTGGACCTATCCAGGGAAACACCTAACTAATAACTCTATTGCTGTTATGCCAGAAAACTTGCCTGAGTATTGGGAATACGTGAAGAAATTAGATATTTTTGGAGTATGTACAGATTATGTTGAAAAATTCATCGATGAAACTCGCACTATGCCTGTCGGGTCAACCGAGAAGTTACGCTAAAGCGTTCGAATATATTAAAAGAAACTTATTGGATCATTATGATGTGGATGTTTTCATACATTCATGGAAATCAAAATCCAATTTAAATCATGCAAAAACATTTGAATATATTTCTGGACTTTATGGTCCGGTAACAATATTCTTTGACCCCGAACTTTCGTCAAACATCAACTCGGATATGCATGTACCGAATGCATCACATCCAGCAAACTTCTGTACCTCAATGTTCTATTCAATTTATAGAGCAAATGACTTCAGGATTCGCCACCAGACGCTGAATGATGTAAAATATGATTATGTCATACGTTCAAGATTTGACTTCGCACTCAATAAAGTAATTGATTTCGGTACACTCGAAAAGGGTAAAGTCTACATCTCAAAAGATACTGACGGTCCGAATCCATTGTTAAACGACCAGTTTGCTATTGCTGATCCGGACACAATGAACGTATATGCTTCAACCTTTCTAAATCTCCGTCAACTCTACAATTCTGGTGTTCCTCTTTGCGGGCATGAAATGCTACAGGAACAATTAACGAGAAACAATGTGCCGGTTGAAAGAATCGATATCGATCACCCATTCACCGATGGAAAATTCAACATCGGAAGACACTCTTTAATCAGAGAAGACATTGATAAATTCGTGGATATTAAGATTTGGGGTTACTAAATAATATATAGTCACAGCGTACTAAACCGAGGATTTAATGCTACCTTTTTCCCGATATTTAATTGAACAAGAAGACCCCGAAGAGGGTGCAAGCCGTCAGATTAAACATCTCACGCACGTGGAAGATCGACCCTTACAGAATGGTGAAAAGGGTGCTAAACACGCTATTGCATCACTTACTTCTGCCGCTGAACACATTCAACAAGGTAAAAAGACTTCAGAACTCACCACCAAATATGATGGATCACCAGCTATTGTTTATGGCCATCATCCAGAGAATGGTAAGTTTTTCGTAGCATCGAAATCTGCTTTCAATAAGACGCCAAAGATTAATTACACAAATGCTGACATTGAAAAGAATCACGGACACGCACCAGGTTTAGTTAGCAAATTAAAAGATGCACTGAAGCATTTACCAAAAGTTGCACCAGAGAAAGGTGTATATCAGGGTGACATGATGTTCTCACAAGATGATAAAGCACCAGCTAAAGGTGGTGGAGTATCTTTTCATCCTAATCCATCTGGTTTGACATATACTGCACACGGCACTCATGCGGCCACAGTTAAGAAAGCTAAGATTGGTGTTGTTACACATCTTTCTTATAAAGGCAAAGATGCCGCCAGTTTAAATGCAAACCATGAAGTTGACCACGAAAACTTTAATCAACATCCAGATGTATTCTCGGTCGACCCAAGAATGGATACTTCAAAGGTACATTTTGGTCCTAAAGACCGTGCTGAATTCAACAAACACATTTCTGCCGCACAAGCCGTACATGATACCCATGGTGATGACATGTATGCTGGTACTAAGGCACATCACGGTGTTGGTGGTCACCTAGAAACATATATGAACCACACTGTTCGTACTGGTGAAACACCAAATCACCAAAATTTCAGCAAATGGTTAGAAACCAAAAAGAATAAAGAAATTGATAAGCTGAAGGTTGAAAAGAATAGAACTGCAAAACAATCCGAATTGAAGGATGAGTTGGGTAAAATTGATAGAAACAGAAAACACTACAATAACCTATTCAAAATGCACCAGCATTTGCAGAAGGCAAAAAATGTATTAATTAATGTGATGAATCAACATCAAGAATTTCAACACACACATGCGGGTGAAAATGCTAATCCTGAAGGATATGTTTTTCACCATGGAAAAGAATCAGACAAGTTTGTTAATCGTGCAGAATTCTCCCGCAGAAACTTTGCAGGAATTAGGAATATTTAACGAGGATGTAATAAAAATGAAATCATTTAAAAATTTTAGCACAGAACAAGATGAAATAAGTCTTTATTTAAATTCTTTAGAAGTTATGGAAGAATCATATGATTCTGAAACTTGTGAAGATGAGGAGTATGATGAATTTTTTGAATTAAATGAAGAAAAGGCTGAACCTGCTGAACCTGTCGAAGGTAAAGTAAAATCCGACACTAAAGGTAAATTGCATGAACTATTGGTTGGTTACCATCTCAACGGCGGTAAACACATGTCAAAACATCCCGATAAGGTTGGTGATACACCAAAACAAGCGCATGATAAATTAAAAGCAAAAGTTCATATAAATGACTATAAAAAAATGAATATTCGGGCCAAAAGCGCCGCAAATGACATAAGAAAACAAGTTGAAACGAACGGACATAAAATACATGATGTTCATTGGACTTCAAAACCTGGAGACATTCACCGTTCAACCGGAATACATTCGACTCAAAAAGAAGATGCTTCCGATATTGTTATAACAACACATAAGAAGTGAGGCATATATGCAAGTTATACACCACGGTATTAGTCTTAAAGTCACCGATTCATCATCCAAACATGTTCCAACATCAAATCCTGGAATTGAATATGCTGGACCAAATGCAAAAAAACATCTAGAAGCACATAGAACATCAATTCTGAAAAAATATCCAGAATTGAAAAAGGCTTCTAATCGTGACGAGCGCAAAGGTATGATGAAAGCAAATCCTTCAATGCAGGCGCATGTGAAACAAAAAAATCAAGAAACATTGCATAAAATTGCCAAAGATTTGCACCACCACTTATCCACTATTCCAAAATCAGAATTAGTACATCATATAAAACATGTGCTACATTCGAAAAGCACTCCAATGGAAAAAGAGGGACACAAGCACATTAGACATGTTTCATATACCAACAAAAATGGTCAGCAACATAGTTCTATGAATCCGGGCACACACCACAACCACATTTATAATGATTCACGCAATATCAGCGTACATCATAGTGGATCATCAATACATTTTAAATACAAGAATAAAACATTTGGTCGCCATGCAATCAAATTTAGTTCCGAAAGTGATCCAATGAGTTCCGTGAAAGGTTCAGGCCAAACATCTGGTGATTAAAATGAAAAAGTTTTTACAAAAAATAGAAGAAGATACTCAGACACATAAGCCTGTGGTAATGGCTTTTGGTCGTATGAATCCTCCTACTATTGGTCACGAAAAATTGGTCAATCGTGTTCAACAAATTGCACACGATTATAATGCACCACATCATATTGTGATATCACATTCTGTGGATGCTAAGAAGAATCCACTTGAAATTAAAAAGAAGTTACTTCATGCAAAAAGATTCTTTCCTGGTGCTAATATTGAAGCATCGAGTAAAGAGCAACCAACATTTTTGCAACATGCCGCCAGATTGAATCAAATGGGACACGACCATTTAATTATGGTTGCCGGATCTGATCGAATTCCAGAATATGAAAAGAAACTTCAACAATATAATGGAACACATGCCGGTGCATTATATAATTTCAAAAAGATAGAAGTTAAGTCTGCTGGTCATCGTGATCCTGATGCCGAAGGTGCAGAAGGTATGTCAGCATCTAAAATGCGTGAACATGCACAAAACAATGATTTTCATTCTTTTAGACAAGGTGTTCCTGCCCACGTTACAGAGAAACATGCAAAAGAATTGTTCCGTGATGTTAGAAGTGGAATGGGAATACATGAAAGTGCTAATCATGGAATGTTTAAAGCCATTTTCATATCTGGTGGTCCAGGCTCTGGCAAAGACATTATCATCCGTGAAGCAATTGCACAGCAAAATGCCATAGAAATCACCTCAACAACAGCAATCTCATTGTTGAATGACAAACACAAACTCTATGAGTATTCACGTGATACCCGCCGTGAAGCATTGCGTCAAAGGCAACCTTTGGTTATCACAGGCACAACAAACGAACAATATAATATTCTGACGATTCGTGAGGAGTTGGAAGAACTTGGTTACGAAACAATGATGGTTTTTGTAAACACTTCGGATGAATCTTCAAGAAAGAGAAACGAAGGACACGAAAGAATGATGGCTGAATCCGTTCGCAAAGAACGTTGGGAAGTCACACAGTTAGTTGCAGAGAAGTTCAATCAAGAATTTAAGAAGTATTTGGAATTCGATAATTCAGTTGATTTGAATGAAGCAAATGAGTTTGAAACATCGGAAAAAGAAGAAGACATTTCAATCATTTATGAAATGACAAATTGGTTTTTCGATACTCCCGTTGATAATGAAATCGCTGAGTCGTGGTTGACAAGGCACAAGAAACACAACATCAACAAGATGTTTGAAAACTTTATAACTAAACCTACATCAGAAAAGGGATACAAAAAATATGTTACAGAAAATAAAACAACTAGCAAGTCTTCTAATGCCAAAGCAGGCTCCTGCTCCTGCGGAAGCACCAAAAGAAGCCTCTTCACCGACAACATCTGTCCAAGCTGTGAACTCGTCAGAAGACAAGGTAAGCCAGACGACATTAAAGATGGAGGAATTACCTCAAACTCCGGTTACACCTTCAGAACCTACGAAAGCAGTGAGCCAACCGTCACAGTCAGAGGCGCCGACAAAGAACTCCGTTTCCAACAAGACAACGACAAACAAAAATCCAAGAAGCAAAAAGCCTCAAACGCCGAAAGCGGCAAAGTAATCAAAGCGGCCGGTGTTTCTCCTGAGTATGATACAC